TGTCGCTGCTCCGTCGCACGCGAATCACCGGGCCATTGTAAGCGGTTCGCAGCAGGCGGAGGCTGTAGGCCGCTGCGGCGCTGGGGTATAGATCAAGAAGAAGCGCCACCCCAGCCGCAAACCGATAGGGATTGAGCAACCACATCAGCCGAGGCCCTCCACGAACTCCGCCGGTAGATCGAACCCACCAGCCAGCGCAGCAACCTGCGCCGCCAGCTCAGGCGCCACCAGCCCGGTCGCCCGCGCCTGCCCCCATGCCGCCAGGAACGTGGCCGGGTCGCCTTGCGCGGCCTGGCCCAGCCCCACGCCGAGCATCAGATGCAGCACCGGGGCCTGACTCGCGCATGTGGCGACCAGGCCATTCACCGCAGCATCCGCCGCGAGCTGCTCAGCAAACTGCACCCACCGGGGCGCGGGCACCACTGGAGGGGGAGGCGGCAACTCCACCAGCTCCCACCCGCGCCGCAACACCAGCGCATCGAGATCCACATCCTGCGTCGGCGCCAGCCCGTAGGCCGCCGGGTCGTAGTCGGTGGGGGCTTGAGCCTGCTCAATCCACAACATCACCACCGGCGGCTGCAGGCCCACCACGTCCTCGTCGTCCTGCCGGGGCCAGGTGATGAGTGTCGCGGTCTGCGGGTCGTAGAGGATCCTCGGCATCGTCAGATTCTCCGAACGTACAGGCCAACCTTCAGGCCCGTGCCTGCTGTTGAGCTGCCCACCTGATCAATGTCAATCGTGATCTCCGCGTCATCAGCCAACGATGAATCGCTGATCACTGCTGCTGTCGCTGCCGTGGTAGAGGTCTTCTCGGTGGTATCAATGCTGAGCTTCGTGCTCAACACCGAAGTGCCCGCTTCGTTAATGTCCACCACCAGATTCGCGCCGACTGGTGCAGTGTTCACGCTGGCCCGCACGCTCAGCAGCGTGGCCGCAAACGGCATCCTGAAGGTGATCTTGGCGGTGCCGGTGGTGAGCGCCGTTGTCTCATCCGAGCACGCCACCCATAGCCATTCCTCCACCCGGAGCGTCGTGCCGTCGAACTGGAGGCCTGGCCCCACGGCCGCATGGGTCAGCTTGCCCTCGCTGTCGTCCCAGAACACCAGCCGGTCCCCGGCGGGGTCGTCCGCCTGCAGCTCCTGGCCGGACAGGCTGAGGATGTCCGCAACGCTGGCGGCGAGGCTTACGGCATCGTGGAACCGTGCGTCGTTGCCCTGAGCAAACGTGCCCGAGGCGGTCCCGAATGATCCCGCCTGCAGCACCCCGCTGGTGCCAGTGATGATCGGCACGCCACTGACAGAGCCGATTGCTCCCGCATTGGTGATATTGCCGTGAACGTGCCCAGAAGCGGCAGCACCAACATCCGCCGCCGTTGGCATAGCATGAACGTGATCCTCGCGGGCGTAGTCGCTGCTCACGCCTACAGCGGCACTCCCTAAAGCCTGCGGAACCGCATCAGCTCCCGATGGAATCGCAGGCAGTCCACTTAGGTCACCGTATGCCCCGCTGGTGGCAACAGTAGCTAGGCTGCTCTCTAGGGCGTATTGCGTGTGCGGATCAGCCGCTGCAACGTGACCAGAAACCGTTGCCACTGCCGTGCCAGCAGCATCCGCACCAACCTGCCCTGCTGTTGGCATGGTATGAACGTGATCCTCGCGGGCGTAATCGTTGCTGACGCCTACGGCAGCAGTGCCCAAAGTCTGTGGGACGGCATCAGCCCCTGAAGGGATTGTGGGCCGTCCGCTCAAGTCACCGTATGCCCCAGAGAAGGCAACAGCCTGCAAGGCGCTGCCAATCAGCACTGCCATGGAGCCCGTACTGGCATGAACGCGACCAATCACGCCTACTGCCTGCACAATGCCACTGGCGGGCCTTGTTGCCGTCAGGCCGCCACTGGGGGCCACGTACACGGGATCCCCCGACTGGAAGCCAATCGTATTGAGGCCAGTTATGACGCCACCCACAGCCCCATGGCCATCTTCATTTGTGCTCAAGGCGCCATAGGTGATGCCTGCTGCTGGCATCAATGCCGCATTGTTGGCCTGCGCGGGCTCAATCGTCACCCTGTCGGTATCGCCCTGCGAGCCAGTGATGTGATATGGCGTTAGCGCACTGATTGGAGCCCCGCTGGTATTACGAACATGCTCATAGAGCACACCAGCCAAGGCACCATGGATGTGAGGCAGGTTGGCAGTGCCACTAACCGTAATACCAGCAAACACAGGAGCATCGCCAGTGCCAAGGCCAAGGCTTGTGCGGCCTGTGGCGGCATCAAGATTCGTTGCACCACCGTCCCATTGCCTGCGCTCTGAATAAGCCGTGTCCCAGTTCGCTTGACTGGCAGTGGTGGGAATAGAGTGGCCCGATGCAAAGGTGACTGCCAGCGTGCCACTGGTGGTCACTGGTGAACCGCTGACGGCCAGCCCAGAAGGCACAGACAGTCCCACGCTGGTAACAGTACCAGTGCCAGCGCCAGATACTGTAGCTGTTGGCCCTTGTACGCCAGGCACAGCAAGGATCACCTGCAGGCCGCCGGAGCCACAAACAGAGTATTGCGTGTTGCCTGGGGATGCCGTACTCATGGTCAGACTCTGGAATAAGTGCGCTGCACGGTTGCGCTCCCTTGCATCACGTAATAACGATCGCCACTCGGGGCAGTTATGCTCACATCATAGCCATATTGTCCTACCGCCAATCCCGAAGACACTGCAGGCGCAATGCTGATAGTCACCGCTCCATTCGTTGCATCAGTTACGGTGCAAGCAAACGTGGCTACTTGCGTGGTAGTGTCTGATGCGTTAATGTCGGCATCAATGGTGTAGCCGACTAGATTGATTGGTTGCGACACATAGATGGTGCCGGCACTGTCGCCACTGGCTTCCACTGGGCTGCCGCTAACAGTGGCAGAAACGTAGAATTGATCGTCAGTGAGCCCACTGGCGACTACGTAGTACACCGTGTTCAACTCCATGCCACACGGCAATCGAGGGTTGACCACAGGAGCGAGGCTGATATAATTGCTGCTCGTAACGCCTGGCGCAAACACGACATTCTGGCCCGCAGCAAGGCCATGGCAAGGGCATTGGAACAATGGGGAGGATCCAGTGGCGTCAATGCCCGTGATTTCTTGCTGGAGCTGAGTAATGCGCAGCGCAGCACGCCATGTCGCATCCTGAAGGATGGTAATGTCGTAGCTGGCCGGATAGATCATCTACGCTCATGTCCGTAGCGTAATTCTAGCCGTCACCGCGCAATCATGCCATCGTCATTGATCTTCTGCTTTGGCACAACACGATTGCCGCTCGCAATGACGCTGAGCTGCGTCTGCATATTCCTCGCTAATGTCCGCAAAGGCGTTCAGCACGGCAGATTGCGGCCATCCACAGGCAAGCGCAAACTGCAAGAAGGAACGCACCAGCGCATGAACACTGGGGCCCGGCTGGCACTGATACTGAATGTCCTCGTAGCTGGAGAAGCCCACAACGGCTTCAGTGTCAGAGAAGCGATGGGAAAATGTGTAGGAGTCAACAACTGGCGCCATGAGAAAAGGGAGAGGCAAGCCGCAGCCTACTTCTCCCCATTGCACCTGTCAACCAAGCGGTCAGCCGCCTTGGCCTCGCGGCAGCTTCCTGCCGTGATTCGGCTTGCTGTGCTTGCCGTGACCTTGGCGGGTGGTTTTGGGCTTGGAGACGATCACTCGACGGGTGCCGGAGATACCGGCCTTGCTCTTGACTGCCACGGGGAAACGATGGAGGCGGAATCAGGATAGCTGGGCTTCCAAAGCACTGATGCGTTGCAAGGCTTCCTGTAGGGCCGCTGTGAGCAGTGGCACTGCCGTGGAGTGGTCGATGCCCTGCAGCACTGGCTGCCCGTCCTCGTCCACTGCGTCCTTGGTGCCAGTCACGCCATACGGCACGACTTCCTGAAACTCATGGGCGAGGAAGCCATTGCGCCGCACGCCTGCCTCTTGCACGAAAGTAAAGCTGCAAGGCTTCAGGGCCATCACCTTTTCCACTGCCCCCACGATTGGCTGCACATTCTCCTTCACGCGATAGTCAGAAGACGTTGCATAGGTGGTGGCACTAACGCTTGTAGTGATGGCGCCTACCGTGGTGCCTGCGTTGTTGGTGAACAGACAGGCCGTAGGAGTGGAATCGTTTGCTGGCTGGAAAATGATGCCATATCCCAGTGAAGTGCCATAGCCCAGCACTGCTAGCTTGCTGATGTTCTCAGTGTTGTTCACAGCGTCAATCGCAAGCCTGGACTTACCAGTCCCACTTGTAGCAGTGGATCGCCCAATGAGCACATGCCCGTCACCGCTGGCGACAATGCGCATTTGCTCCTTGCCGTTGCTGTAGAAAACGTGCTGGCCTGTTGCGTGCTTAGCCTCGTAGTAAGTGACGCCAGACCCAGCCGCGCCTCCATCGCAACTCAGCGCGAATACGTTGTCGCTGCCTTTGTCCAGAAAAATGGAAGGGCGGAACGTGTTGGTGGCGGACAAGTCGCCTTGCTTCACCCGCAGGATGGTGGCGGCGCCCGTAGTGTTGGCATCAATGTCATAGACAGGCGCTGCACCCACGCCAATATTCCCGCTGGTGCGAATGTCTTGGCTGCCAAAGTTAGGACTGATCTTGGTGCCTGCAATCGCTGCGCTGGCGTTCACTTCCGCGTCAATAATCACGCCGTTGCCAATCGTTGCCACGCCAAGGCTGGTGAGCGTAATGTCGCCACTGACGCCTGCGTAGACAAAAGGCTTGAGGCGCGATGCCGCCGCCTTGCGGTTGGTGCCCGCCGCTCCATCGTCAACAATGATCAAGTCGGCATCAACAATGGCCGCGCCAATGTCAGTGGCCCCGTCAATATCCAGAGCAGCAATGCTTACCTTGTTGGCTGTGGAAATGGTTGCCAGTTTGGTGTCGGCAATGGCAGCAGAAGCGTTGATGTCAGCGTTGACAATCGTGCCGTCCAAGATGTTGGTGCTGGTCACTGTGCCTGAGGCGATCATCGTGCCCGTCACCGTGTCAACGTCCGCCGTGGTAATCACCGTGCCGGTGCGGTCTGGCAGCGTAATCGTGCGGTCAGCAGTTGGGTTGGTGACAGCCAGTGTAGTCTCAAAGCTGTCCGCTACGCTCCCCTCGAACGTCAGGCTGCCAGTGGAGCCAATCTCCAAGTTGCCTGTGATGATGCCGCCGGTCCTGGGCAGCGCAGCATTGGCAAGGTCATAGGCCGTCTTGACGGCAGTAGAAGAAGCGATGGTGGTGGAACTGGTGGTAGCCACGCTGTCGCTCAGCTTGCTCTGCAGGCCAGACGGCGACACAGCTCTTACAGCATCCGTGCCCGTTTGCGTTTCTGCGCCAGTAGCCAGCTCCAGCAGGCCAGCAGCAGTGAGCGTGCCTGAAGGCGTGAGGTTGACAAAGCTGGTGCCGTTGAAATACCGGGCGCCAATGATAGTGGTGCTTTCATCAATCCATAGTTCCCCTCTGCTGTTGCCAGCGGAGCCCGCAGGTGTAGCGTTCGGAGCAGTGGTGCCCACATGCGCAGGGCCAACCTTGACAATGCCACTTGCGCTGTCCTTGATGTAAATGCCAGGAGTGCCAGAGGCCGTATTGATGCCAAGCTGACCATCGGCCAGGCCGGAGGCAGTGGGCCGCTTGTTAGCAGTGGACGAGCGAAGATGCTTCAAGGTCATGGCGCCAAACCCTTGCGGGCGACAATTATTGCCTTATTCTATGACCTTTCAGTATTCACCATCATCAATAACGCTGTCAGTAAACGTAGCGCCTGAAATGGTGGCCCCCACTAGCAGGTCAGGCACAGATTCCCAGCCAGCGTCATAAAACGTGCCGCTGCGTTTGGCCAGCACTTCCTTTACATCGCCATACGGTGGAATTGCAGGGCCGCTATAGATGCGGCGTGATGGAAGGGCCATTAGTACGTGCCATCGTCAATCTCGCCAATGGTCATGATGCCAGTGCCGGAAGCCACAAGCACCTGTGATGATGCCCGCACGATGCCTGCTGTGGTTGTATTGGCAACCTGCACCCTGGCCCACACTGAATCGTTGAAGTTCTCTTGCGTTGCAATGCCTGATGCCGCAGGAACAAGGCTGCCGCCAGCCACCAGCACGCTTTGGTCATTCACCGTGCCAAGGGAGCTGGTGAGAGCCACGGTTTTCCAGTTGGAGCCTGTGCCTTCTGACAGCACCCAGTTGCCCACCAGCAGCGATTCCACAGGCGCTGGCGTGACGCCCGTGCCAGCAGTGGTCACAATCAGATAGACGCCATTGTTGCTTTCATTAGGCGCCGGCAATGGAGAGCCGATGGCGAGTCCGGCTTCCAGGCCCGCGCTGTTGAGACTGCTGACCGTATTGCCCGAAGCGTTGTAGGTGCCGCCAAAACGAAGGTTAAGCTGTTCAGGGCTGGCGTAGCCCACATTGAGCCAGTAGCCATTGGGCTCAGGCGATACAACACCAACCCACACAGAAGCTGAACGCTCCGTGGGATGAATCCACCATTGCCCCGCAAACTCAGGCACCGGCAGTTCTTCCGTCACCTGTGCAATGCCGTAGTCCGCCAGTTGCGCAGCAGTGACGCTGTTATCCGCAAGGAAGGCAGAGGAGAACGTGCCAGTGGTGATCTTGCTGGCATCTAGTGGTGGAATGTTGTCTGCCGTGAGAGCAGCAGCAGCAGAAACAATGTGGCCCTGCCCGTCAATAGTGATCGAGCCCGTGTAGGTGCCTGCCGTTGTTGCATTGCTGTGGTTGATCACGCCTGCCGTAGTGGTCAAGCCAGCCCCTGGAGACACTGCACCAGGGCTGCCGCTGGTCGCCAAGGGCAAGTCCTCGCTAACCAGTGCCCTGAACCCAGGCGCTGCACTTGCGCCGCTTGCAGGCCCCGCAAAGACAGTGTTAGCAGTCTGTGCGTTCAGGGAAGTGGCGATGGAGGCGGAATAGCGGTCGGGGTAGGACACCGCAAATGCCAGTGGTGTGCTGCCAGTGAAAGCCAGGGTGCCAAGGCCAGCCTCACGCTCCCATGTCGAACCGTTCCAGATGTAGTCCAGCCCTTGGCTGCTGTCGTACTGCCTTTGACCAATGAAAGAGCCATTGGCAATCGGCGTGCCGCCACTAACGATCGTGGCGGAGTTGTCCGCGAGCTTCGCGGCAGTCACGCCATCATCCGCGATGCACACGGTTGTCACGGCGCCGCTTGCAATGGCAGCAGTCACCACACTGTTGCTCGCCATGTTGGCGGAAGTGATGGTGGACGATGCAATGGTGGCCCCACTGACCGTCCCATTGGTGATGTCCCCAGCTTCAACGGAATTGCGTACGCTTAGTGTGCCGAGGCCCAGCGTCGTGCGTGCTGCTGATGCGCTGCTGCCACTGCCGATGAGCTGCCGCATGTAGGCAGGCAACTGAGCCGTGGCGTAGGTGTCAGCCGCTGTCGTATAGATGAACTGGTCTGCAGTGGTGGTCAGTCCTGCAATGGAAGCCAGTCCTGCATCGTATGCCTGTACGTTGCTGCCAATCGCCAGGCCAAGGTTCACCCTGGCGCCAGAGGCCGTAGAGCTGCCCGTCCCACCATCGGCAATGGCCAAGTCCACAATGCCAGCAATCGTGCCGCCGCTGATCAGTACATTGCCTGCATCCTGTGAGGACAGCGTGCCAAGCGTCGGGCGGCCTGTCAGGCTGCTGTAGGTGCCGCTGGTGGCCACTGTGGCTAGGCCCGTCACGCTGGAAGCCGTAATGACAATCGGCACTCCCGAAGCGGCAGTAATCAGGCCCTTGGCATTGACCACCACGGAGGCCACTTGCGCAGCGGTGCCGTAAGTGGCGGCACTGACGCCCGTATTGGCCAGTGCAGTAGAAGACAGCTTCGTGGCGGAGTTTTGATTGAGCTTCGCCAGATCAATGAAGCCGGACGGTGCCCCACTGATGCCAACTTGCAGCAGGTTGCCTGCTTGAATCTTCTTGGTTGCGCCTGCGCTAACGTCCAGAATGACAAGCGGGTCTGACTGCGACAGGTCTGTTGAAAGTTCAGGCAGCTCAGAAATGGTTACGGGCATAGCTAGTTCGCCTCCTGAAGAAGACCGATAGAGTCCAAAGTGCTTTCCTCTACAATGCTAACGCCCGCTTGCGTTGCCAAGTCCACTGGTGCTACGCCTGTCTTAAAGCTAAACTCACCAGTCGTTACGAAGTCAAAGCTACATTCCACAATGGCATTAGCAGGGGCTTCCATGGCGGAACGTGTGAGCATCCCTTGCACTTGATAGTATGCCCCGTCAGTGTCGCTATATCCCGGCGGGCCATTCACATTAGGCTCCAGCAAGTAGAGCTTGGCCTCAAACTGGCTACCTACTTCCACTTTCTGAATAAGGTTGGCCAATGCTGATGCCACTTCCGTGTCGGCCAAGTTCTTGAACTCAAACATGCAGTCGATGGAACCATTGCCACTAATAGCACTAGCCGTCACGCCACGAAACCGATCACCCAAGGATGTAACGTCAACATTCTCTCGGTCAGTGGAGAAGCGAAATGCCGTCACTTCGCCCAGCGTGTTAAACGCTCCTGGCAGCATATTGATTGTCACGGGCCATGCCGCAGCACCAGCTCCCGGCGTCAGTGGGATGGCCATGTAACGCACGCCCACATTGTTGATCGCATCGTTGAAGGTGCGATACATGCGGATGGCGCCCATGGTGTCCACGTTGGCATAGAACTCCAGCGGCCCTACGGCTGCACCGGGGTTGTCAATGTAAGTGGTATTGGCGCTGTTGGTGTAGAAACGAAACGGCAGGCCCCTTGCATCAGTGGTGCTAATGCGAATACGATCGCCAGTGGTGATTGTCGAGTAGGGAACGTCTTGCCCGTCTTTCGTGGACAGCGCAAAGCGTTTGCGGGCTATGTCCATGTCCTGCCCGTGAATCTCCACGTCGAGAGGCAACGGCCCTCCCACACGCTTCAATTCAATGCTGCCATAGTGGCCCGCAAAGATGGTCACAGCTTCACAACACCAGGCTTGTAGGGCACATCAATCAACGGCCCGTCAACCGTGAAGGAAGTGTCAATCGTCACCACTTCTCCATAGGTGGATCCAATGCTTGCGCTGGTGATGTAGGCGTAGAAAAGGAAGTTGGTTTTCCAGATGGCTTGGCCGCCCACTTGCCCAACAAAGCCCGTTGCCGAACCATCAATGGCGAGGTTTAGGACCACGCGAGGCGGGGCGCTCCTGGGGAACAGCAGATCAATCAGCTCAAACGTGTCCTTCTGGCGATCAATGCCGGCGTTGCTCAGCGTGTCCTCGTAAAACATCAGTGTGGCGCTGCCTTCGCCGGAAGTAAGCGATGGAGCGTAGGTTTTGGTGGCATCACCAAGCGCAGTGGTTTCCACCACTTCACTGTTGCTCGTCAGGTTCCAAGAGCGAATCTTGGCAATCCTGTAGTAGTCGTCCAGAATCTCCCGCTCACTGTCAATGCCAGTGGTGACAGTCGTGTCAATTGCAAAGTCGCCAGTGACATCCACGCGATTGCCAGCAGCGTCAGTGTAGGCAAAACGCACAACGTCGCCAGCTTCGTAGTTGTAACCGCCGGAGACGATGGTGAAAGTACAGGCGCGGGAACTATCCGTGGAAAGCACGGTGCTGCCTGCCCGAGCATACGCTCCGGCTCCATCGCCCCTCACGTTGTAGACGTAGTAGTTGCCGTTCAGTGAAACACTCTGGCCAGCAAGAATGTTGAGCGTAAAGGCGCCGGTCAATGCAGACGCCTGTGCGCGGGCAATATACACCCGCCCGTTATTGCCCGTATAGATCATTGCGGAAAGCGAGCGGTCGCTACAAAGGCTTTGCGATTATTCTAGAGGCAATTCAGCCACTACAGCTCATCAAAACGACTGGCATCCCGTAGGTACTTCGCCAACAGTGACACGCCATCGTCGTCCACCGGATGATCAACGGCTTGGATGGTGACCAGCCCCTCGGAGTCCATGTCCACTTGCGTGATCCTGACCGTGCGCTTGCCGCTGCGATGAGCGGGCCTGCCAACGACAAACAAGTAGCCCTCTAAGGGGGCCAGTGCTGCCGCCACGTTGTTCACCACTTGTACGGCATTTCTCCGTACAGTGCCTTCGCTGCCGCTGTACAACAGGAAGTTGTACTCACCATTAGGCAGCACTGCCGCAAGGGGCACGTTCAATGCGCCTCCCGGCATGATCCGGCCCGAATAGATGCCGTCCCATGCGTTCATGCCAACGTCGAGCAGGGCGTAGCTGCCAGGCGCGACAAAGGTGTCAGTCGGGAAGGTTTGCCATTCGTAAGCCTTGCGGGATAGGTTGCGCACCAGGCAAGTGAACCGCGACACCAGCAGGGCCTGGCGACGGGTGGTGACAAACTGCGACAGATCAATGGTCTCACGGATGGCCACGGCATCACGCACGCCCGCCAGCCTGCACTCAACGCTGTTGTTGCGAGGGAAGTAACCGTCACGCTCAACGTCTCGATACACAGCCGTCACAATCACGTCTTGCGTGTTGGAGCCGTAGTCAACGTATTCCTCCTTGTAGCTTCCCTCCAGAATGTTGCCCGTGTTGAACAGGGACGAAATGGGCAGCGGAGCCTGAGACAGTATCTGCCCCGTGTCATTGGCGGGCACAGCAGGCAGCAGTGTATCTTTGCCGCCCACCCTGCCAAGCTCCAGCAGGCTGAATGGCGCCGCCTCGGCCCAGAACTCACGCCACGATCCGCTCTGTGCAACCACGCCATCCATGAACAGTTGATTCACTTCGCAATAAGCCTTAGCCTTGCTCAGTCCAGGGAAGTCAAGCCCATCAGCCCTGGCATACTGGCCAATGCCGTTTTCTTCGTCTAGCACGGAATCAACAAAAATGTCAGGCGCATAACTGGAGGACCGCGATGG